CCTGAAAATGCCAACGACACCACCAGGATTGGTAACAGACCACGTCATGTACGACATACCTGAAGGAGACCACGCAAAGATAACATACTGGTCTGCAGCACTGAAGGACGGGATGGTGACCCGATCAACAGAGTTCAAACAACAGAAATTACCAAAAGTGGTTCGCAGAGCAGGCGGCGTCATATGGACGCGTGCTGACCAAAAGGCGTCGATTTCAGTGTGAGACATGGTATCAGCGGCTTTGCCAATTAAAGCACGAGTCGCTCTCCTCTTCCCTCCCTTCGTCTTTCCGCCCAACCGCTTGGGCGGATTCGCAACTTTGGCAGCCAAAGCATTAAGCTTTGAATTGGTAGCGGCAAGCTGCCTTGCCGTGGCGGTAATATCAGAAGCCCTCGTCTTCCCCATGAGGACTAAAACGTGCACCCGCAACAATTAATTCATAACCGTTGCCCCGCCCGCCACCCCGGCGCACGAACAACTAGCAATCAATCAAACTCGATGTACCGGTAAGCAAGGGACCTCAAAAGGTCGGGACTCTCACACAGCTTTTCGTACTGGAGAGCAGCGGCATCAGGGTCCTGTGCCAAAGCCGTGAGGCAGGCAACAAAGCCCTCAACATCGCTGACTGACCTCGCAGCGTAACGCAGGCCGCAATACTGATCGCGGGAGATCTTCTTGCCCTTGTAGCAAATCTTAGCGAGTGATTTCAGCATTCCGCCAAAGCGCGCGACCACATGGCCATCCTCAACCCCAAACTCGTGGCTGCAGAAATTTGCAACCCCATGCATGGGATCTCGAATGGTGTGGCCCCACAAGGCACAACGCCTAACGTACTCGTCCATATCAGCTACAGGAGGGCCGACATAATCGTCTCCAGCAGACAAGTGGGAGACCCACTCGTTGCGAGCGAAAAAGTCCAAAAGACTCCTGCATGCACTATTCGTTGACGAAGTGGAAAAGATTCCCGAGCACATAACCATGCGCTCAGTTGTCTCGACCACATACGTCCCCACACAGTACACCTTCAGAGTGAGGCAAAGACCGACGTTTGCGATGCCGTTCACGAAATGTGACCAACCCATAAACTCCGGCCACTGCACGCGCGTGGCACGCCGGTAAGAATCAACAAAGAAGTAGAACCAGACAAAGGTCCAGTCCCACCCCTTGGCATCGGCGGTGAAAGTCTGCTGCCCATCGAACAGGTGGGGCTTAAGCTCGCGCAAGCGGTCCAGGCCCTGGGGATGAAACCCCATTCCGGGGCCGCTGCAAAGGTGCGAGGCGCTGTTCGAATGCCTGCCGTAAACTCGGCCGTCCTGATGACAGCGAATTTCTTCCTTGTTTTGAGCTCGGTGGTAGCACCACACCGTCAGCAAATCAATTGAGTCCTGAATGAGAATGGACCTCATCCTGGGGTGTCGCAACCGCTTGCCGTCAGTGCCGTACACTTTGTTTGCCTTGTGCGGCTCGTCCTTGATCTTCGTAATGACGGGACTCCTCAAGCCAAAATGGCAAAGGTCCCATGCTGACATGCACATGACAAACCTGGGGTCAACAACGGCCAGCAGAACAATGCGCTCCATAGCGGCTCCCACAACCTCGTTCCACAACCCCAGGGTTCGTAGCTCCTCCTTGGTGTGTGCACCAAACATAGCAGCATAGAAACCTGGATGCGACGCCTTGTGAAAGCTGGCAAGGGCTTTGGAAAATGTTTCAAAATGGCGGCTCTGAGTGGCATCCCACTCGGAGCCGCGCCGAAAATGACTCAAAAATTCCACAACCAATCCCACGCGGCAAAGTGCCACGTCATCGCCACGGTAGCGCGAATGCTTCGCCGCAAAATCGCTGTTTACTCCAAACTCAGGCGTGTGCTCAAAACTCGAATAGTCGGGGTGCCTTTGGGGCTTGTCCCACCCCCGGGGGATGGGATAGCGCCTAACCCAATCGTCCAGCATGTCGAAATCTGGGATCTCAGGGTGAACGTTCACCTTGTTCTCTAGGTTAGCGTGAAAAGAATGCTCCATGTCACTCAAACGCTTTCCGGGAGGCACGTAACCGCTCACATCAAAGCCATGCTGGCGACAGACGTCAGCAAGCTCTGGAGACACACTGGCCGACTTGGATGTCGGACAAAGCGATTTGTCGCCAGAAATGCGACCAACCACTTCAAGGAAACCCTTCTCATCAAACTTTTCGCCCGCCTGTGGGCCTTCCTCAGGACCATGGGCGTTCTCTTGGGCGTCACGGAGATACTCACGAACATGATGAGTCACCTTGTTAAGGTTCTTCATCTTGCACCGGTAAAAATCGACCTCGTCGTAAGCTCTTCGAGCATCTATCGTCTCACCCACCAAAACCTCACCGCTTGGCCCCTCCTCAATGCGCGGAACAAACCAACTTTTGGTCGGCTTGTGATCCAGGCCGCCAGCAAGCTCTTCGAAGTAGCTCCGAACAACATCGTGACGGCCAGGATTCCACGCGGAAAACTCTTCATCGAAACTCAAACCAAGGTCGAGCACATCGTGCTCTACACGCTGGCGCAGCTTAAAAATGTGATCATCGAGGGGGCTGGACGCGGGAAAGTTGTGCTCGCCGGGGTAGTGCTGGTTGAAATAGCCGGCGTCTTGTACGAAACCGAACCTGGCAAGGTACGACTGGTCGAAGTACGATGCAAGCATCTCCTCCGGCAAGTTGACTACATGCGCAGCGATCCGGCCCCGACCGGCCTCGTCTAAAATTGACCCGCAAGCAACACCTTCTCCTTTGTCCCGCATGCTAGTGTGTTGAACTGCATTCTCCTCTTTCTTGCCCTTGTTCTTCCCCTTGCGCTTACGCGCTGGCTTAGCCTTAGTCTTAACTGGCGCGGAGTCAACACTGCCGGGCTGTCCAGACGCGCTGGCTTCCTCAACAATGGTCTCTA